TGAAAATGTTAGCTGGGGTGATTGGCCCCTTAAAGTTATTAAGAACGCCATCAAATGCCATCAGCTATCCGGTTTGGACTTTTCAGGTGTAGATATGATGGTGGGGCCAGATGGTGGGGTGTACTGTTTGGAAATTAATTCTGCACCATCCCAAACATCCCCATATCGTCAGAGTTGTGTGGCAAAAGTGTTTCAGTATATTATTGAGAATGGGAGAACCTCTCTGCCGTTGGGTGAAAAACTTGGTGGTTTCAAGAAGTTCATTCACCCCGCTATTTGTACGGAGGCATGGTAAATGCCTACTCTTTCAATACCGAACTGGATTGATCCACCAATTACTATAACAACGACTAACACTAAAACTACCAAATCAAAACCAGAATTTGGTCGCTCTTGTAGTATGTGTGGTGATACCTTCGAGCTTTCAACTGTGATGGTTAAAGATAGTAAGTACAAGAAGTATTGCCCGCAATGTTACCCAAATGTGAGGTGGTCTTATTGCAGTAGTTGCGGCCTTGCCCACACAAATTATGGGGAACCACGTTGCTTTGCTTGTTCACATAAGTATGATGCATGCGATATTTGTGGTGGTGTCTACCATAAAGGAAATATGGCAGTTAATCAGTATAAAACAATCCACTCCATCAAACAAGTTGGGATAAAGGCTTGCCAAGTCTGTAAAAATAATCAAAGAATTTGCATTAAATGCGGAAAGTCTGGTTGGGGGAAAGACTTGGTGGATGCTGGTTTTAATTTTCTATGCCACCACTGTAATGCCATTATTAGGGGGTCTTCTAGTAAACATAAGCACGATTACAGACCCCCTGTGTTTGTAAATCAGGGGAGTTCTGATCTTGGTTTGTTTATAGGGGTGGAGAATGAAATGCTATTTGGCACGCCTGAGGGGTCCTATCAGGGGGAGGTTTTTGTCCATAAGAGGATGGTGGAGATCAACAAACAATATACACCCAACATTCTATATATCAAGCATGACGGGTCTATTGGTGGGCCAGATTACGGGGGTTCTTGCGGGTTTGAGGTCGTCCTCCATCCCCAGTCTTTCTCTAATTTCCAGCAAATTAATTGGGATAGTCTATTTACCCCCGGAGTAAGCAGAAACTCCACTTGCGGAATGCATATTCACCTGAACAAATCTGCATTCAACACGCTGCACCTGTACAAGTTCTTGGGTTTTATCTACAAGAATCCCACCTTCATCAAACGAATTGGAGAAAGGCCATTCAATAAATACTGTCGTATGAACCCCATCGAAAATCTTAAGATAGACTCTAGAACTAAGTGGTTTGATAGGGGTCAGGGTGATTGTCTTAGAAGGCAAGCCGTAAACCTCTCTAACAAACACACTGTAGAATTGCGGTTTTTTGCCAATGCAGCTACAAGTAAAACCCTGCACAAAAACGTAGAATTTGCCCATGCATTGTTTAAGTTTACACAAGAAGCCAATATTAAGGCTTCTTGCAATGTGGACAGATTCAGAGATTTTGTTGCAGGAGAAGATAAGCGGTATGACAATTTGTTGGATTTTTTAAACCTTTCATAGGAGAATGATATGTGCATAGCTATTCTTAAGCCTGCTAATACAAGGGGTATCACAGATGCTGAATTTGAGAGCTGCTGGAAAAACAACAATGATGGGGCTGGCTTTGCTTATGTAACCTACAGTAAAGAAAAAAGAAAGCATATTGTTGTTGTCGAAACCTCATTGTTTTATAAAGACTTTATCAAAAAGTATAGAATTGCTGAAAAGACATATGATGATTCACCGTTTCTAATACATTTCAGAGCGTCCACTGCTGGTACTATCAGCTTAGAGAACTGCCACCCATTCTCTATATCTGATACACAAGCATTTATACATAACGGTACAATCTATACAGTGGCAAAGACTGAAAAGAAATCAGACACACACATATTCAACACCACCATCTTACAGCAACTCCCCAAAAAGTGGGAACAGAATGATGCGATTGTCGCAATACTTGAAGATTATATTGGGTCAACCGGTAAGGTGGTTGTTCTAAATGCAAACAAAACCCACCTTATTTTACATGAGAGCAAAGGTCATTGGTTGGATGACATGTGGTTTTCTAATGATGACTACAAAACCTTTAGGCGGGGGAATTTTTCAGAATACGGTGAGTGGATACATCGTGGGGGCGGTAAGTGGGTGCAAACATACGGCAAGAAGTATGAGCCTCTGGCACTAGGGCCGCCAGATGTTATACCTCAGCCAGCCCTTAAGAGAGCGTGTGAATTTTGCAGTTTGGTGTTTGACCCCAAAGAACTACAAATTGTTAATTGGGATGACAAGTATGTTGTGTGCAAAGACTGCGCTGGTATCCTTGCAGGAGCGCAGTGATGCTGTCCTTACAATGCAGGGCTTGTGGTGTTGCATTACAAAGTAATGAATTTAATGGGGTAATACAGGATTATGAAGACTTGTGCTCCTTCTGCTTGGAAGAGGCGGGTATTTGGTGTAATAATAACTATAAGGAGCCTGTTGAAGCCATACAAATTATTGGGCAAGACGCGGACGCCGCAAATCCTGGAGGAACCGATGCCTATATCTAAATCTTCGTGGGATATTACGGCTATAGACCATGATTCTATGTTGTGGTGGATTAGGGGTAAGAAAGATTTGGCCCTGTCTACTAGATGTAGGTTAAAGATGAAGTTTATAGAGGCAGTCATTACTAAGAAGGGGGGGAAATTTGCTGACAACACAACGTATTCTCATATCAGGCTTAGAAAGGATGAAGAAAAGACACACATTCATATTTCATTCAGTTTTTCAACACAATCTGGAGACTTTAAGATGCTGAAATTTGGCATAACCCCATCAGAAGCACTGGCATTGCGGGGTATGGGGTGCAAGGCGTAAATTGAGTGGGAATGCCCACGCAAAGCGTGGACTAGATTCTAGTCTATAAAAACTATAAAGGAGATCAACATGAGCATGCCTAATAACAGCAACACTAAATTCAGTATTGGCACTGATCCTGAGTTTTTTCTAAAAAAGAATGGGAAGTATATCTCTGCAATTCCCATCATCCCTGGAACCAAAGAAGCTCCACACATTCTGGCAGATGGTGCTGGTTTACAATGGGATAATGTGGCTATGGAGTTTGCCTCTGTACCTGCATCAGATGCCAACAGCTTTGTATCTTCTATTAGGGGTACACTCAGCAATATTAAGGCATATCTTACTGATGGAATTACTATCGACTGCTCTGCATCTGCTGATTTCCCACCAGAAGAGATTAACTGTGACGAGGCCAAGCAGTTTGGGTGTTCCCCAGACTATAATGCGTGGGAATTGGTTGTAAATAACCCGCCAGAACCCAAAACGCCAACATTCCGGTCTTGCGGTGGTCATGTTCATGTCGGTTACACCGAGGGTTCCCCCTTTACGTTTCTGTTGGAACCAATGGGAAAGGTGGATGTTGTCAAGGCTATGGATATTATTTTGGGCTTCACTTCACTTATTCTTGACAACAACCTGGCCTCTATTGAGAGAAGGAGTTTGTATGGAAAAGCAGGCGCGCATCGCCCTACGGAGTATGGCTGTGAATATCGCACACTTAGTAACTATTGGCTTAAATCACCACTTCTTGTTGCCCTTACTCATAGCTTGGTTCAAGATGCGCTCCTTCTTGTTAAGTCTGGTAAATTAGGAGAGACTATAGCCACTTTTGGGGAGGATTTCATTAAAGATAGTATTAATGGGACTATCTCTAACTTTAACCCCAAAATCTATAAGAATAAGATTGACCCGTACCTTTCTTCAAACTCCCTATTCCTTTTTGATGTTGCTCTCACCAAACAATTTGAGAGTTTGGATGCCGAGTGGGGTATCGCGTAATTAAAGGGGTTATAATCAATTCTAAGCTCACTTAGGGAGGATAGTGGCACTACCTAACCATAAACAACGAAAGCCGCTTAGAAATGATTGTAGAGCGTTTTAGAGCTATATAGATAAAACTAGAATCTAGTCCCAAACAAACCAAGGAGAATTAATATGACCAGAAAGTTTAAGTGTACCTGTGTGCATTCCGACCAAGATCAGACTTATGGTGATGGTATCCGAATCTTCAATCTTATGGGTGATGGATCGTCTTATAGATGTACGGTGTGTATGAGGGTGCAGAAGACTGACACCCCAGCAAAACCTAAGAAGAGTTGAGGTATGAAGCACTATATCAACCTCACCAATGGCATCGAAGCCATCAAAGACTACAATCTGACCGACTACACATTCATCAGATTGCAATCAACAGCTTGTGAACAGAAGCGGTGGAATGATATAATCCTAACCATGTCAGACGATCTTCTTATGTCAGCAGCTTTGGGACATCTCTGCATTATCTATGACTATGGTGCGAATAAGAAAACTCCAAGAGCTATGTGGCAGGGGCTGACGTGGTTGAAGTATGTGCTACACCGCCGGTGGTATGGGGTCGAATATGCACCCCCCAATAGTCGCAGTGCTAATTGTATTCCGTACTTCCGACAAAAGTACATCATACTATCTGGGCCAGCAAAAGCAAAGATAGATTATTTCAAAAAGTATATCAACGTCATTGACCCGCTACCAAATATACACATAATCTCCGTAACTGATAAGACAAGCCATGATGGTGATATTGAGTGGTATTCTGAAATCTTAGAAAAAGGGGGGATGCTGAATAATGAGTAATCCAATTATACTCAAATCAAGAGCTTTTGGCCAACATTCACACATAAATTGCCCCTATTGTGGGCAGGGTTTGCTGGTTTCAGAGTGGGATATGCACCATGATGGCAGTAATCAACCAGTAAAGTGTGGGGCTTGCGATCTCACATTCTATTTGGCTGTAAGTTTGAGACCCACCTATAAAATCACCCCCATTAAACATTGAGGTCACAGATGATAACAGCAGATGAAGCTGCCTTAGCTGTACGGGTGGTTATTTACAAAAGACACTTGTTAAACATCTTGGCTGTTATACACAGAGATGGTGGGCAATATACAGGAGAACATGGGATAAAGAAATCAGTTGCTGATGCCATGAAAATTGTTTCTGATTTGGTGGTGAGGTGAAATGAGATGAATAAAAAACCCAACAGGGCTTGCCCAAAGTGTAAGGAACTTGGTAAAGACAGCTCTAACAATCATCTGTTCCTGATGAAGGATGGTATTACTTGGACCTGTTTACGAGACAATCACCCCAAATACTTTGAGGTTGATGGTGAGGAGGTGTTAGAAAAAGTGTCTATGAAAACAGAGAAACACAAACAGCTTGGGGAAATTCTTACACTCCCAAGTACTATCATCGAAGACAGAAAGCTCAACAAAGCAACATCAGACTTCTTTGGGATAAGGGTTGGCTATGATGAATCCACAGGAGCAGCTTGTGAGCATTACTATCCTGGTTATACTAATGGCATACTTATATCTTTTAAGTGTAGGAAGCTACCTAAGACTTTCTTTTGGGTAAACCCCGGTGCCAAGGATTTGTTTGGGCAGAAACAATTCCCTGCTGGTGGCAAACGTATTCTGATTGCTGGTGGTGAACTAGATTCTAGTTCGGCTTGGCAGATGTTGAACAAAGAGTATAGCAACATGCAGGTAGCATGCGTATCACCAATGCACGGTGAGAACATGGCTGACATTAAAGTAAACAAAGAATATATCGGCAGTTTCCAACAGATATATCTTGCCACTGATATGGATGCCACAGGTCGTAAGTTGGCACAGGATTGTGTGAAGTTGTTTGGACCTGATAAGGTCTTTATCATGGAGTTGCCAGAGAAAGATGTTAGTGACTGCCTTACAAAAGGTAGGGAGAAGGAGTTCATCATGGCTTTCTTTAGCGCTAGTAAGTACAAGCCTTCTGGGATTGTCAGCGTAGACGAGATTGTCGATCTAGCAGTCACACCAGTTGAGTGGGGCTTAGACTACCCGTACTCTAGCCTCACAAGTATAACCTACGGTCTCAGAACACCAGCAGTAATTGCCATTGGTGCTGGACCTGGTGCGGGTAAAACCAGTGTTATCCAGCAGATACAGCAGCATCTTGTTTACAAACACAATCAGAAAGTTGGCATCTTCTCTCTTGAAGAACCACCTGCCTTTACCCTCAAGAAGCTGATTGGTGCAATTATGCACAAGCCGATTCATCTCCCCGATATTAAATATGATATTAAAGAAGCCAAGCAAATTGCCAACACCCTGAAAGATTATGTGTATCTGTTTGATGACTCTGAATATCAGGGTTGGGAGGATATTGTAGCTGCAATTAGATACTTCTGCCAAGAGGGGGTGCGATACTTTTTCATAGACCCCGTTTCAGCCCTTCACGAACACTTAGACCCCTCCGAAGCCAACACCTTTATTGGCGTGATGATGCGAGATTTACGGAGGTTGGCTAAGACTTTTGACATTACCTTCTTCCATGTGAACCATCTCAATAATGCTCCAGGTAGTAAAGATCATGGTGCTGGTGGTAAAGTGTACGGTGGACAGTTTGCTGGTAGTAGAAGCCAGTGGAGATTTTCTACAGATGTTTGGGGACTTGAGAGAAACCAACTAGCAGAGGAGGAAGAGGAACGCAATACTGTTAATATGGTTATTATTAAGAACAGGTTGTCTGGAGTTACAGGCAGGTTCCCGTTAGTGTATAACAGGGCTAAGGGGATTCTTGAAGAAAAACACTTGTTTGGGTGAGAGATGTGGGCAGAAATAAAGCACTAAAGTTTAAAGACCTAGGAGAAGCGGGGCTTCTTATTATTATAAAAGCTTTATTACCCCTAGCATGGAGAGATCATAAGAGTGTGGAAGAAGAAGAGATGTTGAATAGAGTAGAGAAGATAATTTCTGGGATATACAAATGAAGATAACACCCTGTGAACGGTGTAAGCATAAATACCGGTGTATTAGATCAGAAACACCCAGTGTAAGCTGGTGGTGTACTTTGTTTACCGAAGAAGATACAGATGAGGCAAAAGATAATGATAGAAGTATTTAGCACTAATAGTATAAGTGGGAAACAACTTCATGTAAAAGCCACCATCACTTTGGATAGGCGTATGAATGTTGGTGATGCTGTTTACCATATAAAAACCAACATGGCACGCCAAATAGCTGAGAAGATTCTTGAAGATAAAAAATTCTTTTGGTCTGGTACAGAGGATATTATGGGGGTCAGAACATTTCTAAATTATGGTGCAGATTGTATATTACTTACAACAGATGAGCTTGAAATTATGAAGAAGGAGTCATTTGCAAATGGGATGCGCCATACTAATAACTTCTTGCCACCAAGTATGGGGAGTTACTGATGATAGAACCCAAGCACATCCAACAAACACTAACCAACATGCTGGCACGGCTTAAACAGGACAATGGTGATAATGATAGGCTTACCGTGTTTACTACCAAACTTCTAGAAATGTTTGATAAAGAGTTTCAGTATAGATCAGAAGATAACCCAACAATGGCGGGGTAGCCCTGTGTCCAGTAAGTCGTGGGAGAAGTATACAGATTGTAATGGGGGAAATGTGGATGAATAGAACCACGCTGTACACAGAGTATGGCACTACTACCTCGGGCGGTCGCAGGGTTTTTATGAGAGCTAATGAACTCTTAACCCCAATCATCACAGAATTTTGTGAGCAATACTATCCCCATGAAGTCAACCTTATTCTAACATCTCTAATAGCCCTTAAAACGTCTGCGTATGCTGCTGACTTGTTTTATGCGGCTAATGGTGGGAACAGGATACGGGAGGTGCAGGGGCCACGGAAGAAGGTGACAGTATGAGAATCTTAGATGTGTTTTTGTTTGGGATTTTAGTTGTAGCCCTTTTTGCATCTATTCGCGCTACCCGGATAGAAAACAATGCAATGAATACCCTGGCTACAAAAATCACTGAGCTATCTACTCATATTAAACAAGCTAACCCCAAAGTACCATCAGAAGTTGCTAATATTATTGCCAAACTAATACTAAAAGTTTCAGCAGAGAATGAGGTAAGGCCAGAATTACTTGTAGCATTAGTCGAAACAGAGTCAACCTTCAACCCAATGGCTACATCTAGTAAGGGCGCGAGAGGTTTGACACAAATTTTGGTTGGTGATACCCCCATTGATAACACCAAAGCTTACGACATAGAGTATAATCTGGGTGTGGGTATAAAAATATTTAAAGAGAAGCTAGCCATAGCTGATGGGGATGTTAGAAAGGCATTGTGTTTGTATTCTGGTGGTAGTAAGATGTATGCAAAAGAGGTTATGACCTGTATGGAAAATTATGGAGGTGCTGATGTCAGTAAATGAACGATTGTTCCAGAAAATGATGGCCGTGGTGAACGACGCTGTAAAGAATAAAAAGACTATTATATACCCAGAATGGTTGAAGCGCAGGTTGAGAGAGACACTAGAGGTTCATGGGGAGGGGGGCTGATATGTGTTGTGACGGTTGGAGTTCAAGTAAAGAAGAGATTAACGGTGTATGCCCAGAGTGTGGTGAACCCACTGTAGATGGGGATGCGGCTAAGGGGTGTAATTGGTCCCCATGTACATGTGATACCTGTGGTGCTAGGCCATGCGATAATAGCTGCTAGGAGGCAAGATGTCAACATATATCTGCGACTTAGAGGCTGATGGGTTATTAAACAAAGCTACCAGGATTTGGTGTATAGTTGCCAGAGATTACGACACTGACGAAGTGTTCACATTCAAACCCCATCAGATTAAAGAGGGGTTGAAGTTCCTATCAGAAGCTGACAAGACGGTCTGGCACAACGGAATACTTTTTGATATACCCTTGATTCAGAAACTAGATTCTAGTTTTACTTACAAGGATATTGATGACACCTTCATCCTATCATCCCTATTTAATCCAGACCGCCCAATACCGCCGGGAGCCAAGGGTGGTCACAGTATAGAAGCCTGGGGCATCAGATTTGGTGTAGCAAAGCCCAAACACGAAGATTGGTCTAAGTATTCAGACGAGATGCTGCATAGGTGTATTAAGGATACCAGGATTGGTAAGCTTACATACCAGTATCTTCAAGAAGAACGGAATAAGTGGGATTGGGAGCTGGCTATCAAGATAGAATATACCATAGCCAAACTCCAAGCAGAGCAAGAGCGGGTTGGTATTGTTTTTGACAAGAGAGGTGCCATTAGTTTGTGGATAAAGATTGTGAAAGAGTTGCAGGAGATAGACAAGAAACTCTTATTGCAACTACCTCTGCGGTGTGTGGCTGTTAATGGTGAAGTTAAAAAACCATTTAAAGGGGATGGTAGTTATGCTAATTCGGTGCATTCTTGGTTTGCTGGCCATGAGGATTATCTTACAAGTAAGAAAGTGTGTGGCCCCTTTTCAAGAGTTCAGTTCGAGGAGTTCAACTTAAACTCTGACACTCAAATTAAAGAATACCTACTATCCCAAGGGTGGCAACCTGACGAGTGGAACTATAAGAAGGACGGCAAGCGTTGGGCTTATGGTGATGATGGCCAGAAGATTAAAACCAGCCCTAAGATTACTGAATCTTCTTTAGTAAATATAAACAGTGGCTTGGCACAGGTATTGGCACGGAGAAATATCCTCACACACCGTAAGGGGTTGCTGTATAGTTATTCCAAATCTGAGAGGAAGCCACTAGGTTGGCTGACCCACATTAGAAAGGATAATACCATAGCAGCACAAGCAGTACCTATGGCTTGCAACACCGGCAGAATGAGGCATTCTGTCGTGGTGAATTGCCCGAAGGCATCACCTAAAATTGTGTATGGCTCAGAGTTGAGGGAGCTGTTTACAGTGCCTGATGGATATGTTCTGGTGGGATGCGACGCAAAGGCCTTAGAAGCTCGTACAGAGGCTCATAACTGTCTGCCCTATACCGGAGGTAAGGAGTATGCTAAAGAGCTGTTAGAGAGGGACATACACAGCAAGAACGCTGTCCTGTTTGGAACTGATAGGGATGGTGCAAAGTCTACAAAATATGGCGCAACTTACGGTGCCTCCTCAGCAAAGATTGCTGAAATTTTAGGATGCTCGATTAAACGTGGTACAGAAATACACACAGCGTTCTGGGAGGGAAACACAGCCCTGAAAGAATTTAAGGATGCTGTAATAGCCGAGTTCAAACATAACAAAAAGAAGTATGGTTCTGGTTTTATTGTAGGTCTTGATGGCAGGAAACTTATTGGACGCTCAGAGCATTCGTTGGTCAACCTAAAGTTTCAGTCGGATGGAGCAATCCTAATGAAAGCTGCCTGGTGCTTCTTGTTTAATAAGTGGATACCACTAATAGGTCTAAGAGCATATAAGGTTCTGGATTTTCACGATGAGGTGCAAGCAATGGTCCACAGGGATGATGTGGAGCAGTATTCGGCGTTAGCATTGCAAGCAGTAGAGGCTGCTGGAAAGTTCTTTAAATACCGTGTTCCTATACTAGGCGATGTAAAATCTGGTTTAAATTGGAGCCAGACACACTGAGGAGAAACAATGAGCCGCATATTTCTAACAGGCGATACCCACGGCAGCTATGACATTCACAAACTATCATCCCTACAATTTCCAATCAGTAAGGGACTTACCAAAGAGGATTATGTAATAATTTTGGGGGACTTTGGGTTAGTCTGGGACACCCCCACCAGTAAGAAAGATGAACAGCATTGGTTAGATTGGCTTTCTAGCAAGCCTTGGATTACTTTGTTTATTGATGGCAACCATGAGAACCATGATAGACTCCAAACTCTTAAAACTGTGGCTATGTTTGGATCGGTGGTAGGCCAGGTGACTAACTCTATCTTTCATCTTCGTAGGGGTCATGTATACACAATCAACAACAATACCTTCTTCTGTATGGGTGGGGCTTATTCCATTGATAAACTGTACAGAACCCCGTTTCTGTCTTGGTGGCCTCAAGAAGAGCCATCATATGATGAGTTTGCACTGGGGTTGAAGAACCTAGATGGGGTCGGATGGAGGGTTGATTATATTCTGGGGCATACCGGCCCCCTACAAGTGGTGCAATATCTGGGGGCCATGGTTGGGCAGAACTTTGGCAAGAAGGAAGATAGTGTGAATAGGTTTTTTGAGTCCATCGTATTTGGTAAGGATAAGGTTGTTAAATTCAAGAAGATGTTTTTTGCTCATTACCATTGTGATAAGGAAATCACCGACAAGTATGAGGTATTATACCACAAGATTAAGGAGCTAGTTGATGCCTAAAGTAACTATTAAGTTCAATTTGCCAGAAGAGTCATTTGAATTGGAGAGGGCTACTAAATCACTAGATATTTCTCTTGCACTCTGGGATATTGACCAGTATTTAAGATCGGAGATAAAATATCAGAATAAAGAGGAATTTCAGAAAGTTAGGGATAAACTACATGAAATAATGGGGGATCATGGGATAGATTTGGACAGAATTATTAACTAGGTACAAAATATTTGTTGACAGTATTTCGCTAGGATGGTATAATGTAGTTACTAGGTACTATTAGTATTAAAGTATTACCCATTAATTACTTATTAATAATTACTAAGGGGTTTAGTATGATAAAGTAAATATAGTATTTACATCTTAAATAGTTTTAGTATTATCTTTTAATTAATCAATTCAAGGAGATTTAAAATTATGGCAGTTATTGTATCTGAAGTTCGGTGGGCATCTATAATCCAACCTAACGTGGCCTTCGAGCCTCAGTGGTGCGTAGATTGTATAAACCTGGATGAGGCAGCCCTAGAAGTTATTAAAGAGAGTAGGTTGGAGGGGTCTATCAGGGTTACTGATGATGGTGAAAAGATTTTTAAAGTCTACCGTAAATGTGAGACCTCCAAGGGAAAGGCTCGTAAAGCTCCGGTAGTTATGGATAAGTTTGGCAAGCCATTCACCGAGCTGATTGGGAATGGTTCGGTTTGTAAGGTCCAGTTTAGGGCCGACGATTGGGAGTACAAAGCTAAGAGTGGTATTCGCCCCGACCTTCAGGGGGTGATGGTGCTAGAGCATGTCAAGTATGGTGGTTCTGATGGTGATGAACTTATGGCATCTGCTGAGACTAATGCTACCACCAGCACTGCTAATTTCACAGAAGACAACCCATTCTAATAAACTAGAATTTAGTTTATACTGTGTATAAACACTTTAGTTTATAGAATACTCCTCCGCCGTTAAAGAAAAGTGTGGTTCCGTTAACGGACATACAAACCGGATCAACGGGTAAGGTCCACCAGGCGTACCCGAGGACACAAGGGAAGCAACGAGGGCAGTTCGTCAACTAAGGCGTATGTGTAGGTTCCCCGTTGGCCTGGGGCAAACAAAGGCGTCGGCATACATAACTGAGCGACCTGGTATCCTGAGTGGGGAGTTTTGCTGCACACTCTACAGTAAAAGTGCAGTATTTTCTTCATATTCCCATAGCTCAAGCGGTGAGAGCAGGTGCCTTATAAGCGTCAGATCAAGGTTCAAATCCTTGTGGGAATACCAGATACTAATGGGAGTATTGAGCAGTGTAGTGAGCTTCAGCGGGCTGTAAACTCGTGCCGTAAGGCTTCTTGGTGCAATTCCAAGTGCTCCCACCAACTTCAATATCAGAGAAACAATATGAAAACAACATTTACTATCACCATTATGTTGCTTTTGTTATCTGGTTGTACAATCACACACAAAGAGGTTGAATGGGGAAGCCAGGTATGTGAAGCAAACAGCGGGTTTAATCACATACAAGCTACCATTAACGCAAGGGTTGCAATTTGTAATAGTGGAGCTGTATTCTATAAACGAAATAATGAGTTCTGATAATAATTACCACCTCATCTCCAAAACAATCGGCATAGCCCTACGTTCTAATCTTAACTTCAAGCTTGGGGCTATCATAGTCAAGCACAATAAAATCATCTCGACGGGGTATAATCAACTACGTCACCAGTCATCTTTAAAAACCACACATTGGAGTGGCTCTCTGCATGCAGAGGTTGCTTGTATTTTAAATGCTCTGAGAGTAACCTCCACCAAAACAATACAAGGCTCTACAATGTTTGTAGTTCGTGTTAGAAAAAGTGGCAAGCTTGGTTTAGCTATGCCGTGTGCAGATTGCTATTCTGTAATAGAAAATGTTGGAATCAAGAGGGTGATGTTTTCTACAGATAGTGGGTATTCTGAGATAAAGGTAGGAGATGAATATAGATAACGATGATTTTGTATCCTCATCTGGAAGTTTTATAGATGAAGATTGTAAGAAAACTCTAATTGATGGTGACATCCTATGTTTTGCAGCAGCTTCAGCAGCAGATGGTAAAAAGTATAAGGTTTTAGATGGTAGAGGTGGTGCTTACTTCAAATCTGCCGATGATGCTAACGCTTACCTACAAGAGCTGGGCCTCTCCACAATGTGGCGAGAGACGGTATATCTACCAGACCCAGTAGAAAACTGTTTACATTCCTTGAAATTAATGGTACAATGTATATTAGAGGGTTGCAACAGTAATAAGTATGTAATCTTCATCTCTGGTAATGACAACTTCAGAATGAAGGTTACTGACACCTACAAAGCTAATAGATGTGGTATGCACAGACCACATCATCTTGAAGCCTGTAGGCAATACCTCTTACACAATCATCCGGCCTTTATTGTACACGGTGCAGAGGCTGACGATGCTATGGGTATCTTTCAGTGTATGTCTGAAGAGTTCTCAACAATGATTGCCAGCTTAGACAAAGATTTAGATATGATTCCAGGTTGGCACTATCGGTGGGGTAATGAGAATAAAGAGTCTCAAACATATCTAGTTAAGGAATCTGAGAGTTACAGGAACTTCTTCAAGCAATGTATTACAGGTGACAGAACTGATAACATTGAGGGACTTTCTGAGACTGCCCCCAAGAAACGAACATTTCCCACAGCCCCTCTTGACAGTATGATTGCTATTAGAGATATGCAGGAATATGTGATAGGCGGGTATTTGAAGAAGTACGGGTGTGATGCGAAAGCTAAGCTCTGCCTGGAGAGAGATGCTAAACTTCTTTGGATTCTTCGCAGTGCAGCGGATATGGTACAAGATGGCACCAATTTGTATATTAAAGTTAGATCAGATAATATGTTGAGGAGTTAATACTGTAAAGCCATTTTAGTTTAACGGTAGAATCCCTGTCTTGTAATCAGGGTGTGTGGGTTTGATTCCTACAAGTGGCTCCAATACATTTTATGCCTTGGTGATGCCCCTAACTGGCTTGCGTGGTTGGCACACAGGGTTTGTAACAAGATTATTTAATATCATCAAGCTATATGGGGATTCACCATGATGATTAAAGGTACTTGCTATTTTTGTGATGGCTGGTGTTGTAAAGAGTATCTGATGCTAGAAGAGGGGGAGGAGTTATCAGGTACTAGTTGGTTTGATATACCGGGAGAGGGGCAATTCTGCGAGGAATGCGGGATTAGTGTTTTGGAGTCATTGCGTGACTAAGAAGGAGAAAACCCAGACCGCTAACAGCCAGATACGTTCAGCCTTGCGGATGTTATTTCTGAGATCATTTGAACGTGCAAAGGTTTTGAAAGAATCCAAATATACTTGTGCTACTTGTGGTGCAAAACAAAGTAGAGCAAAGAGTAAGGAAATTTATGTGGAGGTACATCATCTAAATAACATTGTTTGGGAAAACCTCACCCAACTAATTAGGGAGTTATTGTTGAATGCTGAAATGGAGGTTCTATGCAAAGAGTGTCATGCAGAAGAGACGATATTGCAACGTCAGCGATTAAAAGAACAGAAAGATGAAGCTAATTTGTGAAAATTGTGGGGAAGAGTTAGAATGCTATGAGGATGAGCTAAGAGATGTGGTGTTTGTAGAACCATGCCAAGCTTGTACAGATGAGGCATTCATAACTGCTAGGGGTTTGGGGTATGCCCAGGGTTCTAGTGAAATAGAGGAGCTATAGGAGAGATATTTGATTATATCTGTGTTTGATTTTATTTGGGAAGATGCAATAAAAAGTATCCATTTGGGCTATTTGTGTAATGGTATTTTTGAAACATCACTATTTCGTGTATCTCTAGTGCGAGTTGATGATAAAAGTTTAGCTCTTTCTGGAGACATACTTTTTGCTGGTGCTTTCATCCATTTGCTAAAAACATGTAGGAATTTTATTAATGGCAAAAGCTTATAAGAATGATTGTTTAATGTTTTTTGGGGATACACATTTTCCGTACCATCACCCCAAGGTGTTTGAGTTTCTAGCTCGGGTTAAGTCGGAGTATAATCCTGAGCGTGTTTTTCATACAGGTGATTTGACAGATCAATATGTTTTTAGTTCTTACAGTAAACTACCTGAGAGTGAGAGCATCCCTGAGGAGTTAAAGAATACTAGGAAAGCTGTCGCTAAGTTGGGCGTCATATTCCCAGACCTGACAATCCTAGAATCTAACCACGATGATAGGGTGTATAAAAGAGCTAGGTTGTATGGTATCCCCAAAGAACTGCTACTCCCGTATTCCAGACTAATAGCAGCAGAGAAGTTTAATTGGAAGTGGGTTCCTGATTATACTTTGCGTCTTCCCAATAAAACACACCTCTATGTCTGCCACACAAAAAGCGGTACAGCTTTGAATATGTCGAGGCATTTGGGGATGAATGTAGTGGTGGGCCACCATCATAGTAGTTTTGGTGTGAATTATACGGCAAGTCCACTAGGCCCACGTTTTGGTGTAGATTGTGGTTGTCTGATCTCCGATAACCACTATGCTTTTGCTTATAACAAGCAGTCTCTAATTCGTCCCCTATTGGGTTGTGTTGTTATTAAAGAAAATCACCCCATATTAATACCATTTAAGTAGGTTTATACATGGAAATAACTATTTTTGAAGAAGCTGGTTATGAGCAAGCAAAGTATGGGTTCTCTTTAAGTTTTAAAGATAGAGAGATTCCCATCCCCTCCTGGTGGTCTGATGAGAGGTCAGGCCATTTTGAGAAAGTTTTGGAGAAGAACGCCAACCGTGGTGGTGGGCACAATAAATTTCTAGAACATATTATGGTTTGGTTGGATATTGAGGCTTCTTTAGAGTGGTGGAAGCAAATGGATACCTACAGGGTTGGTGTCAGTAAACAATCTGAATCAACTATGCACACCTTGGACAAACGAGATGTTGATATAGATGATTTTGATTTGTCTAGGGAAGAACGAGACTCATATTTTGGGGAAACTCTTGATATACCAGTATCTCTGGTTTTGGAGAGCTATCTTTTCTACCTGAACCAAATGCCATCTCGTATTAAATCTAAACTGCTGCCGCAAGGATACAAGCAACGAAGGCAGATTGTGTTGAGCTATAAGGTTCTCCGTCACATCATAAATCAGCGCAAGGGGCATAAGCTCCCAGAGTGGTCGCAGTTTATAGATACTATCCACGAATTGGTGTATCACCCAGAATTGCTGCCTAAGAGGGATATTGATGTCTAAATTATTATGGGTTGGTAATCCAGTTAGTTATGGTAGTGATGGTGCTGCTGGTCTTGATCTGAGGTCTTCCGCTGGTTACACCATTTATCCTGGGAAGACGGTGCTGGTAAAAACCGGTACAAAAGTAGATATTCCTTCTGGCTATTTTGGTAGTATTAGAGATCGTAGCTCACTAGCATTGAAAGGTATAATGGTGGGTGGTGGGGTGGTAGATAACGATTTTAGGGGAGAGGTCGGTGTGATATTGCGAAACATCTCTCGTCGTATTGTCTACATAAAAAGGCATGATAGGGTTGCGCAAATGGTAATCCAACCATATTTTAAACCAGTTCTAGAAGAAGCCAAGTCTCTTTCAGCAACTTCTAGAGGTTCTAATGGTTTCGGTAGTACTGGGATTTAGGGCAAACTATGCCAGTATATATGTATCAGTGTGATACTTGTGGTGACTATGACGAACTAACTTCCCCCTGTTCTGAACGTAATAAGTGGGTTGGTAAAATGTGTATGACTAATCTTGAATGCAAGGGGCATATGAGGCGTGTCATCCTACCCACCACATTTAAGCTTGGCACTAATGGAAAAGCAGGCTGGGCTAGTACGGGATATGCAGACAACCTAATCGGCAATGATCCAGACTGGCGCAAAGCTAATGGGGTGAAATGAGAATCTTTTACAGTCTGTGTCATTGGAAATTGATCCCAACCATCTGTGTAACTATGCCAAACTACTGTGGTGGTGTCTATATGGGAGCATCTCCTTGGGGTATTGAGTGGAGTTATGAAGTTTGAAAATACCAAAACAAATTAGTATTTTAGACCAGACATACAAGATTCATTTCAAAGATGATTTTTCCCATGTCAGCAATTATCTGGGTAAGATTATTTATGATGAAAATGTCATATATCTACAAACACCAGACCGATTTAATACAAAGAATAAAATACAATCTGTATTCTGGCATGAAGTAGTTCATGGGGTTCTAGCTGCACTGAATAGGGATGATCTAAATAATGACGAGGCTTTCGTGGATTTGGTTGCAGCTTGTGTAAACCAAGTGATTATATCAGGAGAGATTTAATGGCAGAAAAAGCATTAACAACGCAAGTAGGAGGCAGCCACTACAAGAATATGGCTATCCAACCTATCGAGTATTGTCAAAAGAATGGGTTGGGGTATTGCGAGTCCAATGTAGTTAAGTACGTTTCAAGATGGAAGAATAAGAATGGTGTTGAGGATTTGATGAAGGCAAGGCATTGTTTAGATTTGTTGATTGAAATGCAGACACTGAAGGAGCAGCTAGTTGGGGCGAGTAGTTTTGAAAAGAAGATTGCCGGGGATTGGCGAATTACTCCATTCAATGGGACACCAAACATCAACCCAATAAAGTGATTGGTGGGAAAGTGGAATTAACTGAAACAGCAGAGATAGTTCTCACCAAAAGATACTATACCCCAGAAGATAATATGTGTTGGAGTGGGTTATGCTGGAGGGTTTCTAACTTCTTCGGCGTAACTCAGAAAGAAAAAGACTTATTTTACAATGAAATGTTTGAGGGCAACTTCCTACCAAATTCCCCCACTCTAATGAATGCTGGTACACCAATCACCTCTTATTCTGCATGTTTTGTTTTACCTATAGGTGATTCTATTGATTCAATCTATAAGTTTTATGCAGACTCTGCCAAGATAAGTAAAAGTGGCGGGGG